AGCGCCAGGCGTGATGGCGGCAGACGAAAGACGGCACTTTCGCGGCCAACCCAAGCCTCCATCAGCGCGCGACGGCAGCGGCGTTCCGCCTCTTCAGGCGGGATCGCCATCGGGAAGCTTTCAGAGGCGATGCGCGTGGTGTCGACGGTGATGCGCCGCGCCTCGACCTGTGCCGCGTCATAGTCCTCGTCGGCGCGGGCGACCTGCCACTTCAATGCTTGGGGCAGTTCGGTTTCCTGCGCGCGGGTCAGTTCCATCACGTCGCCCTGTGCGGAAGCGGGCGCGACCATGCCGTCCGGTGTGATGGTCAGACCGGCGATTCGGCCCCGCATCAGGAACTTGACCCGCCCCTCGCTCTCGACTGCATCGAACCCGAAATGCCGGGCCAGCGTGGAAATCGAGGCCCTTGGGGCTTCCAGCGCCGAGATCACATAGCCCTCGACCGCGCCCCATAGGCCAGAGACGTCGATCAATTCCTCGGGCATTCCGGCGCGGAGACAAAGGTGGCGCACCAGTGCCGCCAGCGATACTGCGCCCAGCCGCCCGGTCAGCCAATGCCCGAGCCGCCAGTTCGGCCCATCGGTCCAGACATCGGTCAGTTCGGGAAAGAACGGATAAGGCCGTGCGTCCCAGGTCCAGGCGGCGCATTCGGGCACATGGACCATGCGATTGCCGTAGACCGAGGACACCGGGTTGTTCGCCGACGTGCCCCAGTATAGAAAACTGGCTTCCAGATAGGCCCGCTGGATCGCATCGTCGCGCCACCCGCGCGAGAAGTAGGGAGTGAAGCTTTCCGAGGATTTTGGGTCGAAGAACACGTTCGGCTGGTTGGTGCCGCGATCAATTGCCGGGCAGCCGAGTTCCGTGAACCAGATCGGTTTCGATTGCGGCACCCATGCGGTTTGCGTCCCGCTTTCCACCCCGCCCGGGCGGTTGAAATGCGGGTTTTGCCACCAGGCGCGCAGATCCTTGAAGCGAAAGACCCATGGTTTGGCTGCCGCACCATCTGTGATCGGCGTGCGGTTCTGCGCAGTTCGATCAAGGGCGCTGGCATAGAACCAGTCAAAGCCTTCGCCGCCGGTGATGTTCGATTGCAGATAGTCCCGGTCATAGATTGCAGGCGCAAGTGCCGCGTCGGCATGATCGAACCCGTCGCGCCAGTCCGACAGCGGCATGTAGTTGTCGATGCCGATGAAGTTGATGTTGGCGTCTGACCAGAGCGGGTCGAGGTGGAAGAACACATCGCCGGAGCCGTCGGCCGGATGGTGCCCGAAGTATTCCGACCAATCTGCTGCATAGCCGATTCTGGGCCCAGCGCCGAGGATCGCGCGGACATCGGCAGCAAGGGATTTGAACGCGGTCACCGCCGGATAGGTGCTGGAGCCCGAGCGGATGGTGGTGAGGCCGGGCATTTCTGACCCGATCAGGAATGCGTCCACGCCTCCGGCCGCTTTGCAGAGATGCGCGTAGTGCAGGATCATCCGGCGCAGCGACCATTCGCCGACCGGGCCGGTCCAGCTGACAGTAATGCCCGACACACTGAAGTTCGCGGGCGTCGCCGTTCCGAACAGCGCCGATACTTGCGTGGCGGCAGTGGCGGTTTTATCCACCGATCCTGCAAAACCCGCGGCTGGGGAACAGGTGATCCGGCCGCGCCAGGGGAATGTCGGCTGGCCGGAGGTGGCGGCATTGGCGCTGTACGGGTTCGGCTTTGTGTTGCCGGGTGGGACGTCCAGCAGCAGGAAGGGATAGAAGGTCACGCGCAGCCCCCGCGCCTTCATCTCCAGTATCGCCTGCACCACTGCGAAGTCGGCAGGGGTGCCGCCATACACCGGACGGTCCTCTGCATCCCGGCTGACCAGAAACGCATCAGCGCGTGCGACACCGTTCACGACCCAAGCCGAGGGGGTGGTGGTCTTGGTGTCCACCTCGACGCCGGGGCGCACCTTGCAGTTCCCGGCGCGCAGATCATCGCCAAACCACGCGACAACCAGGCTGACGCTTTCGACAGCCGGGGCCAGAGATTGCAGCCGGTCAAGCGCCACCACGATATCGGCGATATCAGAAATTGCGTTCAGGTTTTCGGCCACGGTCGCGCCACCGGAGCCAGTGGTTTTCTTGACCGGTGCAGTCGCATAGGTGAATTCGCCCGACGCCGGGATCATCGTCACGGCCTTGACCAGCCCCTCAGCGGTGTCGGCGTCCGCGAGGGGCCGGAACACCTCGAAGCTGATTTGAGGCAGGCGATTGCCGAAAGCGCTGAGGTTCAGTTCTTCAAAGACGACATAGGCGGTGCCACGGTAGGCGGGGGTGCTGGCCGCGCCCATCTTGGCCGCGATGAACGGATCGGGGGCCTGGACCTCGTTGCCGGGATACCAACGCCAGGTCACGCCGGTCATGTCCATCGCTTTGCCATCCGCCCAGACGCGGCCAATGCCGGTGATCTCGCCCTCGCACAGCGCTACGGCGAAGCTGGCGTAGTAGAGGTATTCGGTTGTGGTGACCTTCGGCCCACTGCCCTTGCCGCCGCCTTGGCTGGTGGTGTTGACCTCTTCGCGGAAATCCGTGGCCCAGATAATGTTGCCGCCAATGCGCATCCGGCCGAACAGGCGCGGGATCACCGCGCCTTCGGTCGAGGAGGTGATGCGCAGGCTGTCGAGCCGCGCGCCCTCGATCCGTTGCGCCGGGGCGAGGGACGAGACGATCCAGTTGTCGACCACTGACCCGATGGTGGAGCCGATGAAGCCACCGATGGCCGCGCCGGAAAAGCCGAGGATGGCACCGCCAAATGCACCGCCAATCGCGGAGCCGACGGCGCCGAGAACCAAAGTTGCCATGTGTGGGGTCTCAGTCTCTTGGGAACAGGAAGGCGAAAGCGATCTTGCGCGCCCATGTCGGGGTCAGAGTTTCCTCCACGACGCCCAGACGTTCGTAGGCGTGGATGAAACGGTCAGGTGCGGTCAGGATCCCGACATGCTTGGCGATGGCGCGAGGGGCCATCCGGAACAGAACAAGCGTGCCGGGCCTGGCGTCAGATGGCGTGATTTCTGGCATCATCTGGCGCGCGCCTTCCGCCAGAACCTCGCGCGGACCGGTCTCGCCCCAATCCCGGCTGTAAGGCGGAATGGGGAAAGGCTCGTCGCCGACTACCTCACGCCAGACACCGCGCGCCAGGCCGAGGCAATCGCAGCCGACACCGCGCAGACTGGCTTGGTCGTGGTAGGGCGTGCCGAGCCAACTGCGGGCAGTGGCGATGACCACGGCGGGATCGGCGGTCATCACAGCACGTTTCCTTCATGGCCGCCGTCCTGGCTGGCATAGCGCAGGACCGCATCCTGACCCGGAATGTTGGGAAAGCCTCGGAAGTTGGCCGTGTTGGCGAACTTGGCACTGCAGGTCGCGATGCGCTTGTCGCAGCCCGCCCGCGCGATGAAGCCGTCGCCCTCGGCGACGGCGCGCACCGGTGCCTCCAGCAGGGTCAGGGTGGCGATACTGCCATCAAGCCCATGCGCCAGCACCTCGGTGACGCGCCCGGCATTTGCCCCGCTGGTCCAAGTCAGAGTGCCGGAGGTGAACCAGCCCGCGTCAAACCCGGACAGCCCCGAGGCCATGAATGCCCTGTCGCGCAAAAGGTCCGTCACGACACCCGTGCCCTTGTAGACGGCGTTTTCCAGATCTATCCCGCAGCGCACATCGCCAAGTGCAGCATCGCACCCCGCCTGGAACGTCCGCCCGACTGTCTGGCCCAGCACATGCGCGAGCGACCGAACCTCGGCGACAAACGCCATCCGGCCGCGCCGGATTTGTCCCACCGCGCCCCGGCGCAAGAGGACGCGCTGGCTGGTGTCGGCCCAATTGACCCGCCAAAGCTCGACTGCCGCATTGTCCCAGCGACCGTCGAGGATGTCGGTTTCCGTGATCCGGTCCGAGGTCAGCACGCCGGTGGCGTCTTGGGCATCGACGGCGAGGTCGGAACCAGAACGGATTTCCGAGGCCGCGAACCCGCTTTCAGGTTCAAACGCGGTGCCATCGAAGCTAAGGGCCCGGTCATGATCGGTAAAACCAAGCGCCACACCATCCGAACGCGAAATCCGCCAGCACCAGGACAGCGTCGTGGTGCCATCGCCGAGATGGGCCTGCAGCGCAGGCGAAAGCGACTTCATCGGCACGTTCCCGTCATGCGGTCGTCGAGGTCGGCGATCCAACCCGCCCAGTCGGGCGCCACGCCTGTGACTGTCGCGTTGGCCGGACGGGCAAGGCGGGCTTCGGCATAGGCGGAACAGCCTTCATCACCAGCGCGCATCGTTGTTGTGCAGCCGGTCAGCAGGATCGCCAGCACCGCGACCGTCCTGAACGGCCACGCGTCCGCGTTCCGTACGCTCGATCTTGTCCACCATTGCATCGCGTTCCCCTTCCAGTTTGCCCACACGTTTGCCTTCCGCGCGGCCCCAGAGCCGCCCAAGGACGACGCCCCCGGCGGCACCAAGGGCTGCAACCAGCCAGATCAAGATGTCAGCCATCACCCCGCTCCCCGCCCGACGCCGCCACGCAGAGGGCGGCAATGACCATGCCCATCGTCCCGCCCACGACCATGCCGGCAAGAAACTCAAGCATCGCCGCGGAACCCACGTTCGATTCGGTCGCGCAGACCGATCAGACCAAGCCCAAGGCTGATCAGCGTCATCGGCGAGGCATCACCCGTCCCGGCGAGGATCGCGACCAGCCGCGCCAGTTCGGCAAGCTGGCCTTGGTCGGGCAGGAAGAGCGCACCGCTGCCGGTCAGTAAAGCGAGCAGTCCTGCCCACCAGGTGAGCGAGGTCGGTTGAAAATAGCGCATGGGTCAGACCCTCCGGGTGAAGTTGGAAAAGAAGGCTGCGAGGCGCGCGAGCCAGCCGCTCGGCGGTGCGGACGGTTGGGTCGGTGTCGGCATCGGCGGTGGCGCCGACAGGTTCGCCGGGCGCAGCAGAGCCAGCGCCTCGGTCTCGATCAGCCGCCGAATGGGCCGCGAGAAATCCACCCGCCCGTTGCGATCCACTGCCCAGACCGGAATTGTGCCGGTTGGGTAGCGGCCATCGCGGAACAGATCGCGCTCGGCCTCGCGACGCGTGCGGATCGCGGCGGGCCGGAGCCAGCCCATGAAAGCCTGCGCGGCGGCGGCGCGGTTGCCGGCGTTCAGGTGACGGGTCAGCGAGGCCTTGGCGATCCCGCCGGTGTTGTAGTGAAAACTGACCAGCGCATCGAATTCATGTGGCGCGAGCGGAACCTTCACGGCGCGCAGCACCTCGGCCTCGTAGGCCAGTATGTCTGCGCGGAAGAGCCGGAACGCCTCGCGGATCCCGACCTCGAGATCGACTGGCATGCCACGAGGCATCCGTGCCGGATCGGGCGGCCCCGCCGCGTCAGTGTGGCCGATGCCGAAGGTCCAGATGTTTTTGATGTCGAGATAAGGTCCGGGCACGAGTCCTTCGTGCCGGACAAGGGCCAGCAGGCCCCGGTCGGTCATGTGCATGGGATCACCCGAAAAGTGTTGAGAGGATCAGGATTAGCGCGGCGACCAGAAGGCCGATGCGCAGACGGTGGCTGAAGGCCTGTGCCGGGTCGGAAGCGTCGCAGCGGATGGCGCGCGCAAGGCGCAGAAGTTCATGCATCGGGGTTGCCCCCCTTGCCGCTGCGCAGCCGGGCGAGCACGACCTCGATGAAGGCAGGGCCGAAGACGCCGACCAGATAGGCGGCCGAGCCCGCCGCACCCCCGGCCGGGATCGCTTGTGATGGCAGGCCGAGCCAAGCCGTGATGATCGCCATGGACAGACTGCCCATCCCGGCAGCGATCAGACCGCCGAGCAGGATGTGGCGCAGGGCATCGCGGAGCCGCATCCGCGTGGTCAGGGCGTTGGTGGCCCCGCCCAGCGCGCCCCAGGCCGCCAGGATGACGGCGGTGGAGGTCGCCAGATCACGCAGCACGGCGGCGATAAAGCCGGTTTCTTCGTTCATCGCCGGATCTCCAAGAGCGGGATGGAAGTGATCGACCCCAGCCGCTCGAGGTCGAGGGTGACGTCGAGCATGTCGGTGTCGAAACGGACCGGGACGTCGAATTCGAAACCGGCCGTGATTGCGACGCCCGCGCCGGGGGCGGTGGTGAAGGTCATGCTGCCGGTGGCGGTGTTGACGCTCCAGCCGGTCATCTGCTCGACGCCGTTCAGCGCGATGCGGACAGTGCCGGCAACCGGCTTGGCGATGGCACGGGTCCAGCTTTGCGCGCCGGAAGTATAGCGTTTCAGCAGGGCGAAGGTGTTGACAGCCCCATTGCCGGTGCCGATGGGCTGATCGGTCGGCGCGACCTGCTGCGACGGCAGGCAGGATTTGTAATCCGCCCAGTCTTTATAGCGAAACCCGTGCAGGCGGCCGTTGCGCGCCTCGAAGAACGCCACGACCGCCGCCAGATCGTCGGCGCGACGGATGCCGTAGGCCACATCATAGCGGCGGCGCGAGTTGGCCCAACTGGCATTGCGCTCCTCATCGCCGGACGCCAGTTCTACCACTTGCGTACGCCGTTCCGGCCCCCCGCGCGCCCCGCGGCTGATGTTGTCGGGGAACCTGACTTCATGGAATGCCATCACATGCCCCTCCGGCCGAGCGACACAGCACGGGCAATGTCGCTCGCCACTTGCGTGCGCGACTGCCGGAAGCTTTCGGCGTCGCGCGCCATGATGGTGACGTTGACCGCAGGCGCGCTGGATTGGCCGTAACCTGCTGCCTTGCGGCGGGAGAGCACGCGCTCCCCACGTTGCAGGATTGCTGGAACCTCGTCCGGCTTGATCCCGGCCCAGCCGCCCCCGTGCATGCGCGGGGCATTGGCAAAGGCCAGCGCAGGAACCATGCGACCGGGGCCCGGCGATCCGACGATGCCACCGGCGTGCAGGATGTTGGCGAAGATACCGCCCGCACCGCCAAGCGCTCCGGAAAGGGCGTTGGCGATCGGCCCGAGGATGAAGCGCCGGGCAGCCAGTTTGGCCAGATCGGCGATCATCGACGTGACCAGATCGCGAAAATCCAACTTGCCGGTCTTCACAAACTCGCCCACCGCGTTCTCAGCCGAGGTGAAGGCCCCGACCAGCGCCTGCCCGATATCACCGCCGATGTCGCGCGCCTTGGTAGCGTAGTCGGCAAGTGCCGCAGTGACTGCGCCCCAGCCGGTCGCAGCCTGGTCAGCCCCTGCTGCAGCGTCAGCCCCGGCGTCACGCGCCGCTGCGCCCGCATTCCCGGCAGCAGCTGCGGTGTCGTCCAGTTCGGTGTTCAGAGCATCCGCGGAGTTGGCGGCATCTGCCAGCGCGGCTTCTGCCTCCGCCCCTGTGCCGGTCACCGCGTCGCGCAAGGCTTGCCAGCTGGCCAGCGGACGACCGGCCGCACCAGCCAACATTCCAGCAGCCTCGCGATAGCCATCGGCCCGGCCACGCGCATCGTCGGCCATCGCGCCAAGCCCGAGGTCGGGCGGCTCGAGGTAGGTCCGGGACAACGCGGCTGAAAAGGCATCTGCTGCGGCCGCCCCGGCGGCGGTTGCGGCACCCTCGAACGGGTTGCCGATCCGCGCCAGTTCCACCCGGTCAAGCGTGCCGATCCGCACCCCACCCTCGCCGACGGCCCAGTCGGGCAGAAGGTCCAAGGCAGCGTTCAATCCGTTGATGAAATTGTTGATGCGCGTGACGACGCCGTTCAGCATCGCCTCCACCCCGGAAATCAGCCCGTTCGCGGCCTGGAAGGCAAAGTCGCCGATGGCGCCGGGCAGACTGCCCCAGATTGCGACCGCAGCGTCATAGGCTCCCTGGAAGATTGCAGCCGTCCGGTCGCCGAAACTGACCACGCCCGCGATGGTGCCCTCGAGCGCCGAGAGCCCGGCCGCCTTCAGGCCCTCCCAGCCAGCGGCCATGTTGGCGAAGGCGGCGTCGAGTGACAGGTCGATGCGCGACCAGACTTCGGATGCCAGGTCGCTCAGCAGGCGAAAGGCTTCGCCGACGCCGCCAACCCGGGTGACAAGCTGCGAGAATTGATAGACCAGTTCGCCTGCGCCAACGATCAGCGCGCCGATGCCGGTGCGGATCAGCGCCCCACGCAGGAACACGAGTGCGGTGGCGAGGCCGCGCACCGAAAGGGCAGCGACGGCCAGCCCGGCCACCCAACGACCCGCCATGAAGGCGGCGAAGGTCGCAACATAAGTGCCGAGCCGTGCGAGATTGTCGAATACCGCCGTTATTGCACCGCCGATGGGCCCGGTGCTGCGCGCCATATCGGCCAGTGCATTTGCCACCGTCTCCAGCGCCGGGGCGACAGCGGCGGTCAGGCGATTGGTGAGACCCAGCCAGATCAGGCTCAGCCTGGCGATGGCATCGCCGGTGCGTTCGATCTGGGCCGCGTCGGCCGCGCTGACCGCCACCCCGAAGTCCTGCACATCCTGCGCCGCTTCCCGCAAGGTGGCGGCATCGATGCGCAAAAATGCGAGCGCGGCGCGGTCGCCAAACAGGTCGGATGCCACGGCGGCGCGTTCGGCCTCGGGCACAAACCGGTTCAGCGCTTCTTGAATGGCGACAATGCGCTGGTCGAGCGGCAGGGCCTGCAGTTCGGCGGCTGTAAGGTTCAGCCGTTGCAAGGCACCCACCGCCGAGCCCGATCCGGCCGCCGCTTCCGACAGCCGCGTGGTCAGCTTCTTGGTGGCCTGTTCGATCTCGCCCATTGAGACCCCTGCCAGTTCCCCAGCCCATGTCAGCACCTGCAGGCTTTCGACCGTGGTCCTGAGCGAGGCCGCCATGTCGGCCTGCGCGCCGATCACATCGAGCCCCGAGCGGACCATCGCCATGCCAGCGGCCGCTGCTGCGGCCGTCACCGCCGCCAGGGCAATTCCGGCCTTGCGGGCGAAGCTGCCCAGCCGGGCATTGGCGAGTTCCATCTCGGAGGACAGGCGGCCAAACCCGCGCGTGCCAGCCTCGCCAATGCCTTCCAGCTCAGCCCGGACCTGACGGCCGCCTTCGGCGACCAGCCGGACTGAGACACGCTTTTCGGCCATGGGTCAGCATCCTTGATATTCGGGGGTGTTTGTCTTACGTTATCTGCATCGATCAAGGAGGCGTATGATCATGTCCGAGACTGCTACCCTGTCCTCGAAGTTCCAGATCTCGATCCCCAGGGCGATCCGTGCTGCACAGCACTGGGAAGCGGGGCTGACCTTTGCCTTCATCCCCAAGGGCACCGGCGTTCTTCTGGTGCCGGTCCCGAAGCGGGAGGCGCTGAAAGGTCTCGCGCACGGAGCGTCTGCCACGGAGTACCGTGACCGCGCGGACCGGGTCTGATGATCCTTGTCGACACCTCGGCCTGGATCGAATGGCTGATCGGATCCCCGACCGGCGAGAAGCTGGCTGAACATCTGCCCGAACAGGCCGACTGGCTGGTGCCAACCATGGTGCAACTGGAACTGGCGAAGTGGCTGGCGCGCGAAGTTGGCGAGGACAAGGCGGATCAGGTGATCGCCTTCACGCAGGTCTGTCAGGTCGTGCCGCTCGACACCGAGATCGCTCTGGCCGCCGCCGAAGCCTGCCGGGCCCACAAGCTGGCCACGGCAGATGCCATCGTCTGGGCAACCGCCCGTTCGCGTAGCGCGGCGCTGCTGACCTGCGACACGCATTTCAAAGACCTGCCCGGCGTGACCTTGGTCGAAAAGATCAAGACCTGAACCCTCCCCCGTCGTCTGATGCGATCTGTTCGTTCAACTTGCGCACCATCACCGCCTCGATCTCAGGCAGCAGTTCGGCGGCGATGAGGGTGTCGATCCCCAGCGCGTTGGCCATCGCCAGCGCCGCGCCCATGTCCCAGCCCAGCACCGCGCCGGGGATCACGCGCAGTTGCCCACCGAGGCGGCCGACCAGATCCCAGACCTGCCAGCCATCTTCCGTCTTTGGCCGGTTCAGTCTTGCGGGGCAGTCTGGGCAGCGCTCCTCGCATGCCGCGCAGTACCGGTCGCCCCCGCCGAAGGACCATTCGGCAAGGGCGCGGAGACGTTTTTTTCCGCGTCCAGGATCAGGCCCTTGGCGACGTATTGGGTCTGGAAGGCTTCGAAGACCGGCCAGATTTCCAGCAGTGCACCGATGCCTTCGGGCGAGACCGGGACGATGTTGCCAGCGTCGTCACCGACTCCTTCCCAATCCAGCACCGCGCGACGGGCGACGGCCTTGGCCATGGCGAGCGCCAGTTCTTCTTGGGTTGCGGTGTCCGGCAGGGCTTCGATGGTCGGGTCGGCACGGGCCGATACCATCAGGGCGGTGGTCAGCGGCGCGACCTGCAGCCGAAGGCCGGATGCGAGGGTCAGCCAAGTAGGGGCTGCTGTCAGGTTCAGTCTGATCATGATCAATAGCTCACAACGGTGTTGACGAGAACGGCGGTGCACATGCGGGCGGGGCTGACGGCCTTGGCGGCCTGCCAGTCGAAGGTGGCCTGGATGCCCTGCGGGCCAGGGATCTCGATCCGTGGGCGCGGCAGATAGACGGCGTGCGCGGTGAAGGTGAAGCTGGCGTTGGCGCCGAGGCTCCAGGCGAAGACCAACTCGCAAGGCGTGCCGTCGATGGCCTGCGTGATAAGCGTGCTGTCCGCGAAACGCACCTCCACCCGGCCGGTCAGCGCGGCCATGCCGGGGTCTGCCCCCTCGATGCGGCCGTCCGAGCGGATGGCCTCGATCCGGTCGAGGCCGTTGGAATAGGTCACTTCGGCCGAGATGACATTGCCGAGCGGCGAGCCGTTGCGCGTGATCGCCCCGTTGAAATGCCCGAACCGCTGCAGCGCCAGCGAGGTGGGCGTGCCAGCGGCCGTGGTGGCCGCGACGCTTTCGCCTTGCGCCACCAGTCGTGCGGTAGCGGTCAGGAGCCCCGACCGCGCCATCTGCCACGACAGCTGATCGCAGACGCAGCCGGTGTACATCGCGTAGCGCGGCACCTCGGGCATAGCCGTTTCGATGGCCATGCTCGGCAGAGTCCAATTGCCAGATTGGAAGGTGTGGGTCTTGGGCGTGGTACCCGAGGTGACAGGCGCGCCGAACGCCGCCTTCAGCCAGAGGCCAAGGTTCTCGACGTCGATCGGCACGACGATATCGCCGTCGGCGGTGACCGCATCCTTGATCGGGGCCAGCGGATCGCGCCCCTGGCCGAGCAGTTCCGAGGCGATCAGCGGCTGTTCGGAGCCGAGCGTGGTGCTGGCGAAGGGCACCGTCCGGTAGCCGGTGGCGGGCGCGGTGCCGTAGACGGATTCGAACGCAAGCGCCATCTGCGCCCGCGCCCCATGGGCTCGTGCCATCGTGTTCTCCTATCGTGGGTGGGGTCAGGCCAGCGGGTCGGCCATTGAATAGTGCAGGATGACCGGGATCACCGCCGCCTTCAGGCTGGCGGCACCGTCGACCGCCAGATCGACCGGACGCGGGGCTTCCGCCTCGATCCAGTCGCAAAGGCCGCCCAGTGTGCGATCCGCCGCAATCGCCGCGCCGATGCTGGCGCAAAGGGTGTCGAAAGCGGCATCACGGGCCGCACCCTGCACGACGGCCTCGATTTCGGCTCGGTGCTGGTAGTGGTAGCGCAAGGGCGACAGCGTGACTTCCGGCTCGCCCGGCTCGCCGTCCCGCAGGATCAGGAGGCCAGCGGCGGGCACGCGCTCGGGCAGCACGTCACCGCGCAGGGCGGTGGCGGGCAAAGCCGAAAGCCGCGTGTGCAGCGCGGCGAGGATGGTTTCGCGTGGGGTGGGCATTGACTACCTGACCTCTAGGAAAAGCGGCACGAGCCTACCTTGCCCCCCTCTTGCCGAAGATTGGTTGCAGTGAGTCCCACAGAGTGTCTTCGAGATCTTGTCTGCAGTCCCGATGAACTTCCGGCGAAAACGACTGAACACTGACTGTGACCACACCGTCAAACTCCGGGCACCACCTCTGCATGTTCAAGGCATAAGTGCCAACTGGCGCCGACCCGATATGCTCTCTCAATCTTCGACGGATGCCTTCCGAGCCGCCAACGTACAGAGTCGTTTGCCCCTCGCCTCCAGGATTACGCCGTGGAAGGCGGTACCCTCTCTCCTGTTCGGCCGGCAACCCATCAAATGCGTTCCTGATCGCCTCAGCGATTTCGGCATTTTCAACAGAAAGGGAGTAGAGCGCCGGATGGTTGATGTTGACACCGAGATTTTGCGCGAGCCATGGCCCTACTTCTTGAACTGCGACACCGTCGCGGATCTGTTCAGCCGTGAACTGACGCTCGATCGCATTGTCGAACTCTGCTTTACGGATAGATCGCGCACGAATGAGTAAGGTCCTTCGAGCGGATCTGATGACTTCATCAGTGAGCATTTATGATTGCAGCCCCGTATCCCTTGTTGCTGGGCCACCAACATCATGAACCAAACTTTCCGTCCACCCAATTTGCCACGATCAGGTCCGGCAACGCTTCGTGCGCCCATGCGGCATCCCGCGCGAGATCCAGCCGCTTCGGCAGCTTGACCTGCGGCACCAGCAGGAAGATCGGCGCGGTGACGACGCCCCTGCCGGATTTCGACCGTGACGCCACGGCCCGTCCCTTGGTGTTCAACCTTCCTTCGGCCACCAATAGGCTCGGCCCCCTCCGGCGGTAGATGAACCGCAGGCGCAGACCGGTACGCCGTTCCCATTCGCCGGGGGTGATCCGGCCGCCACGGGTGGATTTGCCCGCCGCTGGAGTGGGGATCGCCAGCCAAAAGCCATTCTTCGAGCGGATCAATGGGCCGGTGTCATGCGCGCCAATGATCACCGGGGCATTCGACCAGACCAGCGCCGCCGCATTCAGGCTTTCGCCGGATTTCGGAAAGCTGGCAGAGCGGATCGAGTTGGCGAGGCGTGTGCCCAGCCCCGCGCCGGTGATCTGGGTGCGCCAGGCGGATTTCAGGCCGGTGCCAGCCTCGCGCATGGCTTCGGTGACAGCACGCTCCCCGGCCGCGACCTCTGCCGCCATCAGGGCGACGATGTCGGGATCGATGGCGAGTTTCAGTTTCACGTTGGCCTCAGGTCGACGGTCCAGACCAACCGCTCGCGATCACGGACGGGCTCGCCCAGAATGAGAAAAGCGTCCCCGTCGATCTCGAGCCGATCGCCGGGGCGCGGGGCTTGCACCTCGGCCACGCGCAGATCGATACGCGTGGTTTCTGACCAGAGCCGCGCCTCACCGAAGTTGGTCACCTCGTCCGGCCGTCGGACTATGGCGCGCACCGCAACCGGCGCGCCGCCGTCAGATGTGTAGACCGCCTCCACGCCGATGTTGGGATCGGCGAAGAGCACGTCCATTGCAGATGCAAACACGCTGGTCATGGCTATATTAATCTCATGGAACAGATTTCACTCGGAAAGAGCCCGATTCGAAGCCGGGCCCTGACGAAGCTCAGGGCAGCCTTTGCGCGACAGCGACCCGACATCTTGATCGACGACAAAGGCTATGCCCCCGATTTTCGCGATACGCTCTTGCCACTGGTCATGACGGACGATTTCGAGGCTGACCTGCAGGCTGGGGATGGCAACGAACTTCAGACCAAGTTTCGAGCCGCACATTCGTCGTCGGGGCTGGCGGTCAACTGTTTCGCCCCTTTTCGGAACCGGACCGAAGATCTGACTCTGCCGTGCCTCGGCCCCTTTGATACGCTGCAATTCGAACAGAAGTGCCCGACAGGCCTTCGCGGCGGTCGCGCACCAAATCTAGATGTGCTTCTGTCGGGTCCTACCAAGGTGGTCGGGATCGAGTCCAAACTCACCGAGTATCTTGCGAGGCACCGAGCGGCCTTTTCCTCAGCATATGCCGAACAAATTCACGATGATCGGCGTCATCAAGGATATTTCCGCGAAATGCTCCGACTTGTCGACGCCCCAGAAAGCTACGTCTGGCTGGACGCAGCTCAGCTGATCAAGCATGCGTTCGGATTAACGCGCTGCTTCAGAGATCGGCATGTGACTCTGCTGTATCTGTATTGGGAACCCACCAACCCGGATGCGGCTCCGGAATTCGCGGCCCACAGACAAGAAATAAAGACCTTTGCGGAACGCGTGGCGGGGTCGACGCCAGAGTTTCGGGCGATGAGCTATCCGGAACTCTGGCGCACATGGCATGATGCCGGGCCCGCCACTTGGTTGGCCCAGCATCTCGCTGCGTTGCGGGAAAGGTACGAAGTCACCGTCTAACGGCTCACGTCCGCCGCGCGGAGCGCAGCACCTGCGGGCGGGTGCAGATCGGCAGCGGATTGCTTTCGATCTCAAGCCGCACCCATTCGTCGCGGTCGCGATCTGGGATCATCCGCGCGTAAAGCGGTTGGCCCAGCGTGTTGACCGTCTCGAAGGTGTCGGCGGGGGCGTGGTAGATTTCGAACAACCCGTCGACGGCTTCGGGGTAGAACACCGCCTTGTCGGTAGCGACACCGAAGCCCGCCCCGCCCCGGTAGCGGCGGAAGGTGATACCGCCAAAGCTGACCTCGTCGGCGATGCGCGAGCGCAGATCGGCGGCAGCGGCGGTGTTGAGGTAGGTCTCGCGCACCTCCTTGTGCGCCACCAGATCGGCGAAGAAGGCCGAGCCGCATTCGGCGCGCAGCGCGATGGCACCGGTGGCAAGGCCGCCCATCGTGTCCTCGACGCTCTCAATAAGCGCCTGGCAGCGTTTGCGCAGCGCGCCGGACGCCGGGGTGGCGTTGTCGAGATCAAAATCCACCTCGGTTGCCGGGGTGATGCCGAACTCGGTGAAATAGTTCACCACGGTGGCCCCGTCGCGCGGGTCTTTGACCAGCCCCTGGATGCCGTTGAAGAGATGATACTCGAATGTGGTCTCGGCATCGTTGCGCAGACGGCCCAGCTTGCGTGCGACTTCGGCCTGCACTTGCTGGGTGGCGGATTCACTGCCGAAGTCGCGGACCTGCTGGATTTCCGAGGCCCAGATCACGTCCTGCTTCTTGAACTGGCGGCAGACGAATGCTCGCACATCGCGGCGTTCCGGAGTTTGCTGGTCGTAGGCGGAACCCCGTTCGGAGAACGGGATCAGCGACAGCGTGCCGTCGCGGCTCTCGATAACGACGGTGCGCGAGCGGACGCCACGCGGACCGAACAGACCCGACCCGGACAGGGTGGCGGGCTTGTAGGGGATGTTTTCCAGCGCGCGGGTGAGTTCAATGATCGAGAAGGCATCGCCTTCGAAGATGTCCATGGTGGCCATGGGGTGCCTCCTGATTTGGGGTTAGCGGACGAGGATGCCGAGTGTCAGAAGGGCTGCGTAGGCAGCGGCGATCTGTGGCGCGGTGGGCGTGCCGGGAATGCTGATGTCGTATTGGTTGACGATGGCGGGGCCGCGGATCAGCACGACGGCATTCTTGTCGCCGCCGCTGGCATCGACGCTGTCCCAGAGGATCGCTGCGGCCGTCTGTGTGCCGTTCGAGGCGGCGGGATCGTGGGCCGCGTATTTGCCCGAGGCGGTGATCTTGCCCAGAATGGTACCGGGCTGCAGATTGCCCGAGGCCAGGATGACGGTGCTGCGGCAATAATCGCGCAGCGCTTCCCAGACGAGGAAGCCACCGGCGTGCGGGAGCTCAGAGAGGATCGGCATGGGTCTATCCTTTCAGACGGAAGGTGCGGGCGATGACATCGCCCCAGGGGCGCGCGCCAGAGGGGCGGCCGGGTTGCGGATGGGCTGCGGAGATGCTGGGTTCCGTCTCGGCACGGAGGGCCAGGAATGCTGCACGGACTTCGTCGAGAGCGGCGTCACGTTCAAGGAACCGCCCCGCCATTTGCGGCTGCCCCGCCAGACGGCAGAGATCCAAGACGGAGCGGGCGTGGGCCATCGCCTCGGCCCGGATGTTGGCGGCATCGACGATGGGGACGGGCCCACCAACACTGGCAGCATCTGGTGCAACCGACAGCGCGCCGGGATCAGGCGGCGGATCGGGTTCGGCAGCGGGCCGATTTACATTGAGAGAAGGGTCGTTCCCCGCGACACTTTCCGCATCGTCGTCGGACACGGACCCCTCTGGCGCAGGGTCAACATCTGCTTCCGCAGTGCCCGAGGGTTCATCCATAGCCGCATCGCCTGCACCCTCCACCAGCACAGGCGGTGCATTCCGAAACCGACCCACATCGAACCGCGCGGCAATACTGACCGGTTCTGCGATGCGGTCGGCAAAACCGAGATCCAGCGCATCCTTGGCATCGAGCCAGGTTTCCGCCGCCATCAAGGGGGCAATCTCTTCCTGCGGCCGTCCTGACTTGGCGGCATATCCCTGCAGCAGGCTGCCCTTGATCTTGTCCAGCGCCTCGGCCATCGCGCGCATGTCGATGGCGGTGCCCATCACTACCCCGGCAGGATCGTGGATCATCAGGAAGGCGTTTTCCGGCATGATCACTTCGTCGCCCGCCATCGCGATGTAGGAGGCCGCAGACGCGGCGATGCCGTCAATCCAGACCGTGACCGTGCCGGAATGGCGCTTGATCGCGTTGTAGATCGCGACCGCATCGAAGACCGACCCGCCTGGGCTGTTCAGCCGCAAGGCCAGCGGTGTGGCATCCGGAAGTGCTGCCAGTTCCGCCAGAAACCCTTTGGCCGAGACGCCGTAAGCCCCGATCTCGTCATAGATCACCACCTCCGCGCCGGTGCTTTGGGCGCGGATCGTGTACCAGCTGTTCATCGGCTTACGCCTCCTGTTCTGTCTCGGTTTCCGGCTTGCGGGTCGGTGTGGCCCGCGCCCCCTGCCTCTCGCCCGGGCTGGTGCGATAGGTGAGACCCATGTCCCCGGCGCGTTTCGCATCGGCTGCATTCTCGCGGTCGATTTCCTCGACGTCGTAGCCGGTGGCCTCGACCACCTTGCGCCGCGAAATGATCCCCGCCTCCATCGCCAGCACCTGCGCCTGAATGTCCTTCAGGGGATCGACCCAGTCCCAACGCGGCGGGATCCAGTTCACCGGGCGATAGTGCGCGGCCGACCGGGCGAAGTCCGGCAGGTCCAGCGCGCCCGACAACACCGCGGTTTCCAGCCAGCGCGCCCAGACCGGACGGCACAGCTGATGCGCGACCACCCCGTGCTGCAACTGCTCGACACGACGGCGGAACTCGACCAGTTCGGCGCGTAAGGACGAATAGTTCGCCTGCCGCACATCGCCGGTCACCAGATGGTAGGGCAACCCCAGCGAGGCCGAGACCGACAGCAGCGTCCGATACTGGAACGCCTCGTAGCCGCCACCAACATCCGCAGGGCTGGAGAACTTCACATCCTCGCCGGGCAGCAGCACCTGCAAGGTGCCGGGCTCAAGACTGACGGTGGCACCACTGTCGTCGGTGGCCTCGATTTCGCCCATCAGCTGTTCTTCGGGGGCGGTCTTGGTGATGAAACCCGCGAACATCGCCG